AAAAACAAAGATGAATAGATTTACAGAATTATTGGGTTAATGTTGGATCACCTAATAATCATTCATAATGCTCTTTGAGAATGAAAAAGTATCCAAACAATTTGATGTAATGATGATGATGACAACTGGGGGCTTTTAGCCCCCTTTTGTCTTAATTCCAAATAATATTTTCTGAAAATTTTTGTTGCTTATTGTTATGCTCAAATGGAGCAATATAAGTTCTATTAACAAAGTTTATATCTTTATCACCAATAAAATGTGCAAGTTCTAAAGCATTGTTAAACTTACCTTTAGCTGCAAAATAAGTAGTTCTATAATGCCTAAAAAGGTATGCTTTTCGCTTGATTGGAAAATCCTGATACTCAGGTCGCATTTTCTTAAAACTCTTGTTTATGGCTCTTATAAGCCTTTCTACGCATATATATTTACCCTTTGTATTAAGAAATAGCTTATCTTGTAGGTCAGGCAAGGAATTGACATAATCTACTATATGATCTTTAAGCGATGCTGATATTTCAACAATTCTTTCACCTTGCTCAGTTTTTGTTTCACCAAGTTTCTTATGCCTTTTTACTGCCTTATTTATATTTATTTGCAAATTGTTTGATTTTAAGAATATTAAATCCGATCTTTCTAATGCTCTTATCTCACTTGGTCTTGCAGCAGTTTCTAATAAGATCATATATATAAGTTTAATCATCTTATCATCAATATTGTAGATAAGCTCTTGCATGACCTCAAAAGTCCAAAAATCAAGATCAATCTTTTTTCTTTTTTTATTGGGTGTAAATATATCTGTTAAATAATTAATATCTTTTGTAATATTAAAATCTAGCTTACCCTTGTCTGCACAATAAGAAATAATATTTTTAAAATGATTAAATATTTTAGTGATTGTTTTACCATCTAATTGTTTGCTTTTTAAGGACTCTATAAAATCAATTATATTTTGCTTTTCAATTAGTCTTACATCTTTGTTTTTAAAAAATGGATAGATATGGCATTTATAAAAACTATGATAATCTTCAATAGTGCTATCACTAGTTTTACCAATGCTCCTTTTATAATTAAGGTGGGAGTTTACAAAAAAGTCCTTTGCCTCATTTAAAGTAAGCTCTTGGCTATTTGTTTTAATAAAACCTCTGTCTTTAAATATTTTTTCTATTTTATCATTGAGCAAGGCTTTAGTAGGTGCTTGTAAAAAAGCTGTTTTACCATCTGCTTTTTTATATTCAAACCTTGCAATTTTTTTACCTTTTTTATTTATGGTAAAATGTATATTGTAATTAATCATTTTCTCTCCTTTAATATAGTTATCATTTAGTTATACCATTGTTATCATCTATTGCAACTAATCAATTGACATAACTATGTAGAAAATATGAGAAAAAACTATGTAAAAACTATGTAAAAAAATAACAAATACAATTTTTAGCCATAATTTAGGCACAAAAAAAGTGGCTCTTATACTTAAATTAGTATAAAAGCCTATATATTTAACTATGCCCCTGTAGCTCAGATGGTAGAGCAATTGATTTGTAATCAAAGTGCTGCCACAATAAGAACTAATTTTATTATATTTTTGTCCACTGACTATGTAACAACTATGAAACATTGGTAAATACTTTATTAACACAATGTCAATAACATAGTCAAGCCCACC